TTCACCGCCTGCTGCTGGTGCTTCTGCCTTTGGAGCAGGTGCTGCCTTTGGAGCAGGTTCATCTTCCCAAGGAAGTTCTTCTTCACTGGCTGCAGGAGCCGCAACCTTTGGTGCTGCTGCTGTTCTTGCTACTGGATCACCAGTTGCTGAACCCATGCCTGCTGGTTTGAAATATTGACCCCAACGGTCCATGTCGTAGGCTTCACCATCTACTGATGCTTCAAACATTTCTTTCATCACTTTGAGCTCAACATCAGTTGGCTTCTTAGGAAGGAATGCTGAAAGGTCAAATAGACCATATTGATCAATAGCTGCCTTTTCAACGTCAGATAGTGTGCGTTCACGACGGCTCCACTTAGAAGTAGAATAGTCAGCGAATCCACCTTTGCTGGTTTTAGCGATCTTAAAATCAACACCGCGGAGATAGTCTGTTGGAAGTTCTTCCAACTCTGGATCCATTAGAGCAGATTTGATTGTTTGGAAAATCTGAGGACCGATAATAAATCTACGGATAGGATTTTCGGGTGTGTTTTCTTCTTTAAGGGCATCTTCTACCACAAAGCCTTGGAAGATGTATGAACGCTTCTTCCAATACTTACGACCCATTTCCTCCAGTGATTTGTCTTTGAACCAACCACGAACTTCGCTAAGGATTGGACAAACTGATCCATCATTATACATTTCAACACAGGGAACCTGCACTTGAACTGGTCGTGAATCTGTTTCACCTTTGATACCTGCGAATGGAAGTTTGATCATCGCACGTTCTACCCAGAAGAATGTGTTATTGGTGTTTCCGTCTGGAAGAAAACGCACTACGGCTTCTTTACCTTCTTGCATGTTCCAATGCGGATAAATCGCATTGTCACCGCCTGATGATGTAGAATTTGAACCTTTGTTTTGTGCTTCTTGAAGTTTCGCACGGATTTCTGCTAGTGTTGCCATTTTAATATGCCTCCTTGTTTATTTGCCTTAAAATGATTGTATGCCTTTTACGCATGTATTAAGTATGCGCTTTTTATTTAGTAAAGTCAACGGAATTCCAAAAAAAATTTCACCAAAAGAAAAGTGGGTCAAGCCCACTTTTCCTTATATTTCGCCAGTGCAAGTTGCCTTGCTAGCCATAATCGAAACTTCACATAATCTGATAAATCACTATCATGTATTATTTTACCAAACTTTTCTACATTTCGATTACGACCAAAAACAACCTCATCGTCGATGACAAGGTTGTCGTTGTCATCTAAATCATTTAGCGGCTTTGGCGTCAGTCTTAGCTGTGTCTTTCTTATCGCTTTTAGTGGCAGGGGCTTTAGCTGGTGCTGCTGGTGCTGCAGCCGCTGGCTTTGCTTCTACCTTCTTTTCTTCTTTCTTGGCTGGTTCTGCTGCGAAAGCTGATACTGCAAATACAGATGCGATTAGGATTGCGATTGATTTCATTTTAAAGTTTCCTTTAGGTTAGTTTGAAACAAGCACCAATCTGTAGCAGTTACAGTTAGCATCAAGAATCTGTTCATAATGATAACCATACGGCACAGGTGGTTGGGTATTAGGATAATAAATCTGCGAAGGCTGTTGCACTATTACGGTCTGCGGACGAGTGAGTGCATATCCCACTGCGCCTCCGATCACAAGCGGGGCAACCCAACCGTATGGATTGTGATAACCATGATGGTGCCAATGATTCGGATTTGCCTGGCTTGACGTTGAAATCATCATCAGACCAACAACTGCGAGTGCTAGAACTTTCTTCATGATGTTTTTCTCCTAACATAATATAATAACGTTCTACTTAGACAGATCGTTGACACAAGAGTTAAATTTAATCTGTCCAAAAGAGTGGGCACCGAAGTGCCCACTTGTTAATTTATTTTATATTTTTTACAAGCCTGCTAATTCTTGAATACGAGCCAATTCTGCTAGCTTTGGATTTTGTTCAGTTGTTTGGTGTGGTGCCATACGTTCTACAAACTTTCGAGCAACTTGTTCTGCCTGTTCTCCAAACTTCTTGCCTACCATTGTAGCAACACCTTCTGGTCCTTTGGGGAATGTGCCTGATTCTCTGTCATAAAATGATGTGATAAATTCTGCCAATTCTTCTGTGTTTAATCTTTCTTTTCTCTTTTCGAAATCACGTTTAGGTTTGTCATCTTTATACTGCACGTCTTTCATTGTCAATGGTTCTTGGCCTGCCTTTTTCCTATCCACTGCCGGTCTATCGTAATCTCTAGGATTATCTGGATCAATTGCTTCTTGTGGAACTGGTTCTTCTGCTGGTGCTGCTGCGGCTGGTTCTGCTGCAACTTCTGCACCAGGCGTTGGCTCCGCGGCTGGCTGTTCGCCTGCTGCTGGTTCTTCAACATAATCACCAAAGTCCAATTGTTCTAGAGCCTCTGGTGCATTTAGTTCTAACCAATCTTTTACCAAGCCTCTGCAACAGGTCTCTGGATCTTGGGCAGCCTGTTCTTTGATTCTTTTGTATAATTCTGGATCTTCAATTAGTCCTTTTAGGCTTTCAATAGCATTAGTGCCATCTACGCCTGCTGGGAAATGTTGACCCACTAGTTCTTGTAGTTTTTGTATCGCTGCCTGTTGTTCTTCAGGATCTTCTGAAGTGACTGCAGAATCTTCTCCTAGACCCATCACCCAGTTTTCAAATCTAGCAAATGGATCATCTGCTTCTTGTTCTATTTCTACATCTTCATTCTGCAATTCTTGTTGTGTCATAGCGACTATGTCGTCATAGCCTATTGTGTTTCCTTCTTTCATTAGTCTGTATAGGACCGGAAATACTGTTGCGATGTCTTCTTTAAATGATCGAACTGTGAATTTTTCTTTGAAATCTTCTACAACTTCTTGAGGAACTTCTTCAGGGCCTTGAGTTTGGAAATTTTCTATATATGCCTCATAATGACTTTGTTTTGCCAATGCTTTGATCTGTTCACGTAGACCGTTTAGATAAGAAGCAGAACGTTCTACCACAGAATTAGTTTCTGAATTCATTAGGTCGTTGCGAACAACATAATTACCGAAACTCTTTAGAGCTGCGATTTCTTCGCTCATTCTAACTATGCTTTTGCCTACATCGTCATAGGGAACGCCGCCATTGGCCACGTGCCTCTGCATGGCTCTTGCTCCGGCTAAATGAATGAATGGATATTTAAATCGTTCACCATCTTGATTTTCTACGAAAAGTGCTGCGATGTGTCTAGTCCTCGCACCTGGTTGAGCATCATCCATTACTGCTTGGTTGTGCTTGATAATCAATTTAGTATCCATTAAATTCTGATAGCTCATTAATCTGCTACCATACATGTTGCTCTCTGCCATAATACTTTCTCCAACGGGCTTTTGAATTGTATTCATCTGTGGTTTAGGTTGAGCATTTTGGCTCAAAAATTCATAATCTCTCTTATCCAGATTATCCTTGGCGATATCTCTGGTATCAAAACTCAGTAATCTGCGCTTGGCGAAACCTCGCAGTTCTTTCAAGAAACCATACCAGTTGCCTTTTTGTCCATCGTCCATGCCTTCAGTGATTCCATGGCTGAAATACACTTTCATAGAATTAGGTTCTGCTAGGCTGATACTGACATGCCCTATTGGAGTTTCGCCTTCCATATAGTCAAAATCAAAGAATCTAGCTTCTTCGGGATTGATAGTAATCTGTCCGGTTTCGGCACCTAATTTTAGGCCTGAAAATCGGCTGCGAATCTTATAGAATAAATCTGTAGCTATATTGTTTCTTGCGTCCATAAGTATATTTATCATAAACCCATGCTGACAAAGATCGGCATAGGCATGGATTCTTCGGTTATTCTTTCTGTCATTTTTTCGTAAACCTGTGGATCCCAATCAGCTAAAACTTCAGCCATACGCACTATCAGCAGGGTAGAGCTCACTAGGTCGTCGTGTTCTCCTGATTTGGCCTTGAACCCCAAGCCCGTGGCCACGAATGTTTTTAACTCAGAAATAAGTGGTTTGCTGTGTATTTTCATCTTATTTGTTTCGATCATGTTCTTGAGTATTGAACATGCAGTTATCTTGCTTCGATGTGTGGTATTAAATCCTTTGCGGAATTTACGCACATGTCCTTTGCGTATAGGTTCTGATAAGAACAATCCTGGAAAGTTTTCTTCACCTATGTCACCGATAACAATCAGCGCAGCTTCGCCGATATTGTTATTTTCTACAGAATAATATATCTGCGGAACAGCACCTTTTTCTTCTCCGCGATCTTGGATGTATCGCAGTATTTCCCGCATGTGCTTGACCTGTTGTTGCACTGGAGTTTCATTGTGATGCCACTCTGCTACCTGCACCATCTCAGGCATTTCATATACCTGTATGGCACCATAGTCTCCGCCTGTGCCCAGACTGGGATCAAGTGCAACAAGATAGGTGCAACGAGGATCTATGTCTTTGTACCAACGTGTCTGCCCCATGGTCATGTATGGATCAGATCCCTGCATTTCTACCAGTTTAACAGAATTTACCAGAGTTTCGTCATAGATTAAAAATTCGCATTCAAACTCACGACGGAAACGTTCTTCGCCAATCTTGGCTTTTTCTAATCTTGCCCAAGCATCATCTCTATCTGGATGTTCATTCCAGTGAGCAAAGAAAGCGTGAAATCCGTTAACACCTAGTTCTGTTTCATTACCAAACTCATCAAACTTCTTGTTGGCTTCTGTCCAGATCATAGCGAACTGATCTTCGTCGGAGTTTGGCGTTGATGTGATGATAGCTTTACCACCTGTGGCCAGTGTTGGAGATAGAGCAGTCCAGAATTCTTTGGCTTTTTCTGGTGGTTGCACAAAAGCAAACTCATCACAATAAATCAATGAAAGAGATTTACCACGACCGGTGTTCTCTGTTGTGGTGGTTGCTTGTATTCTAGAACCGTTATCATATTCTATGGTGTTTCTGTTGTATGAATACACACCTGCGCGAACAAAATCCGGCAGGTTTTCATAGGCATATCTATAACGATCCATGATGTCTCGAGCGCCTTCATACTTGTGCGCTGCGATTAGAACCTGAACATCGGGAACGAACATGGTATACCATAACAAGTATGCCACTGCACAGGTGGTTTTACCCATCTGTCTTGGTAACATGGCAATGCATTGTTTGTTGTTATGATACGCATGAATCAGGCGTTCTTGATATTTGTAGGGATGGAAGGGTATAGATCCTTTTACCGGATGCTGTATTTTTATGAAGTTGTAGGCAAAATATAACGGGCCATCCACGGGATCCATACATTTTTCCAGGTGTTGGACTTCTTCAAGTGTATACTTGATCTGCGCATGAGCTTTCTTGATTAAATTACCGTCTAAAGATTTGGCCATACTATATTTAATGAAAAAAATAGGGCCTCACGGCCCTATTTGATATATTGATTCAATTAGGCAAATGTCAAACCGGTTAAGGCCACATTAGTGATCGTAACTGATCCAGATCCTCCCAACAGAGCTAAAATATTAGCTTCTATAGCAGTATAAGTACCGTCCTGTGATGCTGCTGTTGATCCACTACCTTGTGTAGCGCCATTGAATGTGTTGTTTAGATTTATCAATACAACAAATTGATTTGCACCCGAACTAGTAGGGATACCAACATAGTAAATTTCTCCTAGAGTTTGGAGACCTTTGATAGCTTTATATATGTTGCTGTTAGTTGCTGTTGGTGTTGTTGTAAAATCATAAGCTGAAGATACAACCTTAATAGCCTGTAATTGTGGAGTTCCAAATCTAGTGTATGGACCTACTCCGCTGGCACCGTCCCCTAATAATTTTCTTGCGTTGTTATCGACGTTACCAGTCAGGCCTCCGCCAATAGCCACTCCATGTAAGTCTGCCATTATTTCACTCCTTTAGCTTCTGCTAATTTCTTTTGCAATTCTGATCGCACCCAAGCACGTAGTTCTTCACCTTCCATTGCCATAGGATTATCACCTTGACGATAACTGTGTTTATGCATGGTCTTTGGTGAGTTTATTCCGCCTGACAGTTTGTTAACCATGTAGTCGGTATTTTGATAACCGGGTTCTGAATCACCTACAGAATTACCAAACGTTTCTTCTTTTTCTTCGCCATCTTTGCTGATGTCACCAGCGCCTGTGCCACCACGGTGCATGTCGCCGTCTTTCATTTTTTCTTGATCGTATGCTTCATCTTCTTCGTCTCGTTCCATGTCATGATCATCCATGTCGTGATCACCATCATTATCACGATCTAGACCTTTGATTTCGATGTCTGGTTCTCCGCCTGGACGGTCATCGTTGTCTGCATCCATATCAGGCAACATCTTTAATGGAGGAAGGCCCATGGGCTTGTCCATTGGTTCAATTTCAATGCTAGGGGCCATGCTAGGAGCAGGTTGTCCCATATCCTTGTTCACTGCCTTGATAAGATTCATCAATTCTTCGATATTATCTAGGCCTTGTGCATTTAGATTGATGCTCATGCTTGGAGGGGGAGCGTCTGGTTCCTTAGGCATGCTCATGCCCATTGGGCTAGATGGCATATCGCCACATTCGTCAGCCACCATCGGCTCTTCAACAACTGCATCAGTGGTTGGAGCTGGTTGATCAAGTTCATTCATCTTTGCTAATAGTTGTTGAAAGTCCATGTTATTTTCCTTTGCGTGGGTCTGGATTATCAACCTTGCTTATAGGAGATACAGTTCCAGCTTTGTCTGCTTTTTGTTTTGAAATTTTGTATTCTGTGTTGAAACCATCTTTGGTGCGTTGTTTAGATGTCTTCTGTAGATCTTTTAGAAAACCTTTGTTGAAATCATCACCAAAATAGTCCTTGTGTTTGATCTTATCGTTGTATGGTTCTTGTAACATGGATTTACCACTGGGGTCCATATCTGCTGTGTTGTGTTCTACTTCACTGGCATCACCTCCGTTCCTAACACGGAAATGTGATTCTGGAACCAACCATTTTACATGCTCTTGTAATTCGGGGGCTGTTATTGGATACTCGCAGACAACTTCAAATGTTGTCACGGGCAAATAGGTTAATTCTGGAAAATCTAAAGGCACAGATTGTATAGGAGTTGAACTTTTTTCAACAATAGTAGGATTAGCTTTACCAATGCAATCTTTCAAATCTTTAATAAAATTCTCAGGAACATCACCTGCGATTTTTAATCTGAAAGGATATGATTTTTGATTTTCGGAGAGATATTCTTTAAAAGTTTTCATAGTAATATTTATGCTTTTCCACTCAATTTTTTCAGTAGCTCGTTGCGGTCAGTTATCACGTATCCTTGTCCGTTTATGACATTATTTGGATCATTGCCCGAGTCGTTGTCGATTTTAAGTTTTTTAAGCTGAAGATCTACTGATTTAAGTTTCTTTTCAATTTTATTTGTCTTGGCAGTTATAGCGTTGCCCATCATAGAGCTGGCTACTTCAAAAATACGGCTGGCATAGCGCACTTCTACGTTCATGCCCAGATCCATGAGATCATCATAGGCCTGCTCTGCTTTTTTTGCCAGATCATCTAATTCTTTTTCATCTAGATTTTCCAACTCCTGTATCGCAGGCAGTGTCTGCACGATCTTTTGCACGGCACTATATTGATCGTCGAGACTTTTTACCTCTTCATGCTTGGCAATCGGAATCGTCTCTTCTACGATTTTTTCCTGCTCTTGAGATTCTAGATCAAACAGTTCTTCAAGTTTTTTGGTCATACTTTACTTATCTGCGTTTTCCGCCCTGATGGAAAATATCATTTTCACTGATGACCCTAAATCTCACCCCTTGTTGCTTACACCATTTACCAGCAGCTTCCCATTTGGCCATATTTTTAACATATTGTTCTTGGTTGTATAGACTCTTTCCGACTTTTTCTCTCAGAGTGTGACTGCTGGGTTTGATCTCCACTACTTCTGCATGTTTGGTTCCGTTTTTATCATTGTATACGATAAAAAAATCAGGCACGTATATTGTGCTTTTTCCGGTCAATGGATCTCTGTAAGGTATTTGGATGCTTTCACTGGCCCAATTTTGCACTCCGGGGTGCTCGTCCAGCATACGCATAAAAACAAATTCCCAACTGCTGCGAGCCAATGGTGTTTTCTTCCCCACATACTTGTCAGGGTTCTTCATGTCAAATCGACCCTGTGCAAATTTAGGCATTAGGCAGCTATGTTCCTTATCTGATTGGGTTTGACATCTGTGGTTCGGAATCCCAGTATAGATGTAGGCACCCTGTTGTTGTTGAGTATTTCTCCTACCAACTGACTCAATGACATGCTAGGAAAAGATTCAATCGTGTCTAATATTTGACCGATCGGAGTGCTATCAATCTTGGCCTGCCGCAATAGAGTCATGGCCACAGTATTTGCAGCATCTGTGTCAAATCCTGCAGACTCAAAAAAACCAACAGTCAAAGTTACATCATTGGCTGAAAACTCTAATGGTGATTCTCCGTAACGATCAAAATATAACTTTGTTCCCGCCGCACTGTCAGAAATAATCTGCGAAGGTAAATTTGTTGCCATGTTATTGTCCTGTTAGATTTCTTTGAGTAGCAGACGTAGAAGTTTCTGTTGATGCGCTTTTGGGGAACACACTGCCTACTACACCTCCCACAGTCGACACCGCACCGGCTATGTTTGCAGGATTGCTTAGTATATTCACAGCTTCATATTTGAGCTGAGCTGCTGATAGACCCTTGACATTTTTATATGTGTTGACAGCTTTGATTGCTGTGCCAAGGAATCCACCAAAACTATCAAAGGCCTTGCCAGAACCAATGTCACCGAACACCTGTTCTAGACCATCTAGCACACCTCCTTCGCCTGTGAGAGTAGCTACTCCGCCTCCTGCCACTGTCAATGGACTTGGTGTTGAATCATAGTGAAGATTAGCGAAGCCTTTGGGATTATTGTAACTGACATTGCCTGCGGAATATTTAACTGCTTCATACTCAAGAGTCATCTGACTATCATTAAACTCTGAAGCAGAATAATCCATTGCGCCATGATTCCAAGATTTGATACGAGGATTAACCAGTGTGTAACCTATGAATCTTCTACGGCTCATGGTGTAGAGTGTTACAGAATCAAAAAAAGGTGCTGTGATATCATTGTCTAGACCATATCTAAAATTATCTTTAGGAGTCTTGGTTGGTCTAAGATGGTTAGCTTCATAGGCCGAATTAGGTTGTAGTCTATCTGCTACATAATAGCCGTAGTAGATAGCCCACATGGCACTGACTATACCAGCACTGTCGTCGTGTAGAGCAATGTTCACAGGATCATAGTTAATCTGTTTATAGACTATCTTTTTCCTGTTGTATTGATTCTTTATCACACTGTCAAAATTAAATTTAGGAAGATCTGCAGATTTTACCAACAGACCTACTTCTTCTTGATGTTTGTTAGTAAACGAGGGTGCTTTTATCGCTCGTTTATTGATCTCAAATCTCACATAAAAAAGGAATTTGGTTCGAGGTGCCAATCTCATGGTGTCGTCTACAAACAGTCTAGTAGCATGACGCCAGTTGGATTGTTGTCCCTTGGGATTTGTTACACCTTCAGCGACACCGTTCAAAAATCTAGTGAAATAATTAGCCATACAAATATTTATGCCATAAAAAAAGCCCGGGTAAACCAGGCTTTTTCTAATTAAGGTTTTGATTAACCTTGAGCAGTAGAAGCACCTGTTGTAGCTGCGCCTAGAGTTCTTCCAACTGCTGCACCGATACCACCAACTGGACTTACAGCGGCTGCGCCTGCTGCAAACTGTGCGAGGTTATCGAAGGCAATTGTCAAAGCACAGGTCATATGTTCGTTGGTGCTATAGTTAGCATCACCGTAGTCTACGTTCTGCAAGAAACAACCATATAGTTCAAATGTTTCTAGAGTCTCAGGTGTTAGAGCACCGTTGCCGCCATCTAGCACTTCTATTCTGGTCGTAAACTTGTAGTCAATACCTGAACGAGCTGAAGCCTGTTCCATGAAATCATATTGTTTCTGGACCTGTTGTCCAACTAATTTTTGAACCTGTCCACTGGCATCATCACGTAAGGTCAGTGTGATATTTTCTAACGAGTATCTACCTGCAAGTTTGACCTTAGAATTATAAACATCCAGTGTCATTTCTTCGAAACTGACTTTTGGTCTAGTAACGTCTTGGACCTGTTTAGTTAGTTCAGTCGCCGCGGCAACTCCGAATCCTAACAGTGTAACACGGAATCGATATTTTAACTTAGGCATAAGAAGCACCTGAGTGCTTCCTGCCGCATTGGTTGTTGGAATACCGATGTTGTTAAGTGATGTAATTGCCATTTTTAAATTTCTCCTGTGTTCTTAACACGCAATGGAATGTAAATGAATTCAACTGCTTTCACTGGTTCAATCGCGATATCTACATAAAGTTCGTTGCGATCGATGCGTGATGCAGTATTGTTGCTTTCATCACAGACAACAGCATAGTCATATATAGCTCTGAGACCTACTAGCTCTAGCAATAGACTTTCAACTGCTTGTTTGATCTCATCGCGTGTGATCTTATCGTTGGGTTCAAAGATATATGGACGAGCTAGTTTGTTCAACTGACTGCGTAGATATACAACTAAACGTGCTACGTTGATTCTGTCTAGTGCAGAAGCGTTTCTTGCACGAGTCTTTTGACCGTAGGCCACTAGACCGACACCATTGAAGAATGGAATTGGATTGATCTTTAGATCATATAGTGTGTCACGCTGTCCTTCGTTCAATGCCACAGTCTGGAATTCTCCGGTCATAGCATCGATATAACCAACTGCTGTAGCGTTAGTGATACCACCACGACGTGTTCCGGCTGGTGCAAACCATGGATAACTTACATTGTCACTCAGAGCGATTGTCTTCAACATCATGTGTGATGCTGGAACAACTGCACCTGCACCACTTAGGTCTGTGGTGTATCCGTTTGGATAGTAGCAGGCTAGGTATTCGTCATAAGTTACAATACCGTCATCGCCATTATCTGTTACTAGGTTGGCATTAGTGCCCCATGTTGTTAGGCTGGTAGAATCTGATTCTAGACGCAACGGTGTGTCACCAACCACGAACGCTGTAATACCACGGTCAATGTTTAGATTAACTAGGTTGCTGAGTAGTTCTGGGTATCCAGGAGCAGCTATCAAGTTGAAATTTCTGCGCTCTTCGTCTCGTATTTCTGAGCTGGTGTCTACCGCGCTCTTCATGGCCTGCACAACAACCTTGCGCTGTGCCTTGCGACCAAAGCTACCTGAACCATCTTCGTTGTTACCGCTGGCAGTTACCCAACGATCTGTCCAATATGCTTCCATACTTTGTCCCGATCCGCTGACAAATGCTGTACCGTCATTGGTGCCGCCTGATTGGCTAGTGCGTGGATTATCACCTGTGGTGTTGATATAATTGTTAGAGTAGCTCTTGACATTACCACCTGAACGACGTAGGTTCCATAACAGCATGCCTTTGGGATACAGTGCAGGATCTGGTGCGTCTGGATCAAGGAAGTTATTAGTGATTAAATCCTCAATGGTAGATGCTGTTTTAGAACTGCCTGCTGTGGCCCAACGAGCGTCTGCAAATAACACACCTTCTTCTGTGGTTTGATCTGCTTTGTCAACCAATTCCCAACGTTGAGATGTGTCTGCTATGTCTGTTAGGTTGCTGTTGTATCTATATATTGTTGGATAGTTTTCCATATCAGCTGTGCTGACCCACAAGTCACCGGTAGTTGTTACACCGGAAACATAAGGATTACTTGCAGCCACAATTGGTAGATATCCTGTTCTTAGGGTAGTTGTTGCAGCCTCATAGTAAGGTGCTGTGCTGTGTCTGTAACCTACCCATGTAGCACCGTTGTGAACCATGATGTCCACTTCGGAGAAGTTTGGATTATACCATAACTGGCCATCTGTTGGCTCGTTTAAAGGAGCATCTCCGCTGGCTGCGAATCTTGGATCTGACGCTGCCAAAGGTTCCCAGCCGCTGGCTAGGTAATCTTCACTGGCACCTGTTGATAGATCTTCTTGTCCTACTGTAACAAGTCCTGCTGAAATATTGTAGAAATTCTCAGTGCCTTCTCTGGTTTTTAGATTATAGGCAGTGAACAATTTGGAAACAGGTGTGCCTGTGCCATCTGTGAGTCTCATATCACCACCTGCAGTATGAGTGATAACTAATCTGCTAGATGTTGTTGAAATTGTAATCACAGAAGCTTCAATATTTGTAAATCCTGCTGAGTTAATCAATCCTGCTATGGTATCAGCATCACTGCTGTTGCCAGCTCCGGTGAAAGAAATAGTTTTTGCTGTGTCAAGACCTTCTTCTCCCACCAATGTTTCTTTCATAGTAAAACTATATGAAGATGATAAAGTGAATGTATTTGCTTTTACGATGTTTGAAGTAATGCTGGCTCCAGAACCTGCTGCAACATTTCTACGCCATACACGGAATTCAGCTGTGTCTGGAGTTAGATCAAATCCAGAATTCTCAGACGCATTGCTTTGGACAAAAAGAGAATCAGCTGCGATTCCAACCCCACCACCGCTGCGATCTAGATAATATAGTGCAGAGTTAGTTGAAGCATAAATTGGTGCTTCGTGGCTGACCCATGATTCTGTGGCAGAACTCCATTGCTTGGCTCTCCATCGAGCGCCATAGTTTGGCTCTGTGGATTTGATCCAGATAGAACCAGTTGGATATCCTGCTGTAATTGGATTGTCTCCTGTGGCATTGTCTGTGATCTTGAATGCTGGCACAGAAGTGTGTGGGCTGATCTGCATCTTAGGAGCAGCGTATCTACCAACTGTAACTCCAAGTGTTGCCCAAGACCCGGTGCCGTTTTCCAACTGCACTGTGCCGTCGGCTGCAGAATCTAGTCCTGATGTTCTACCATCGGAGTAGATGTATAATTTGTTGTTGATGACATTTGCACAAACACCTGTGATGTTTGCGGCATTGATAGCTGTTTTTGCTACAGTGACTCCACCATTAACACTGATCTGATGATTGTTAACAAATAATGTTCCGTTGATGGTGCTGGTCGAAGCAGACCCAGTATACACAGGCCAGCTGGCTTTCCACTCTTTGGAACCTATCAATACCCAGTCACCGGAGGCAACTGCCGTTCCCCCACCTGCTGTTCCGCCGTTGCCTGCTGATTTAAAATAGAATCTAGCTAGGTCTTCATTAGTACCATAAGAAGTATCGCCTTCCACTGTCTGGAATACCACAGCATAGTCACCAATCATGCCCACTGATTCTTTAGGCATGTTATTCGTGATTTTAGCAGGATAATCGTTGTCTGTTAATACAATAGGATTTTTATATGTAAATTTCTGTCCGCCTGTGGTGCTCGCTGCTGCACCATTCCATTCTTGTATACCCCAAGATGTTGCCTGGGTGTCAATCCACCATTGACCGTTTGTAGGATTCGCTCCCGGGGCATCTACTTGTGCTTCTAATTCGTCTAGGTTTACGTCTGCACGAACGATAAATGCTGCGTTGCTGACTCCTAATAAACTGTAGGCTGCTAACAAACCGTATTCATTGCGCTCTGATCCATGGATAGGAGTAGAACTGGCAGTTTTTTCAAAATATGGAATACCGAATGTATCTGTTAGATCTCTTTGGCTGGTCATTTTAAATGCCTTACCAGCATTGGCTTTGGTTGTGCCGGTAGCTGTATTTGTACCTGCTCCGTTAGTTTTATCTTGGCCTGTTGCTACGACGATCAGAGGAACTGTGCCAGGCTCTGCTGGTGTATAAAAACTCTCGTCGATTACCGTAACTTGTACGCCGGGTGATTGTAGTGCCATATTCCCTATTCTCCTGGTAATAGTTGCTCATAATATTTAGCGGTAACTTGTAAAAATGGGCAGTTATAGCCAGTGAAAAAGGGGAGGAAAAGGTGTAAATATTTCTATGAGACCACTTTGCAAGGCCTGCGCACAGCGTCCGAGAGCATTAAATTATTATAAACAAGGAAAAGCCTATTATCGTAGGCTCTGTGAAGCCTGTATGGTTCATGGACCTAGAGCTCACGTGCCTAGATGGCAACAGGCTGGATACAAACCCAAGAATCACTGTGAGAAGTGCGGATTCAAATCACCTCACTCGGAAGTGTATAGAGTGTTTCACATAGACGGAAATTTAGATAACTGCCGTCTTGCAAACTTAAAAACAGTCTGTGCCAATTGTGCTCAGGTGCTTCACAAGGAGGGCGTCACTTGGCGTCAAGGCGACCTCGTCGCTGATTATTGATTTTGCCTGTTGATATAAATCGTCAATGGTTCCGTTGTTGTCTAAGATAGCATCAAATTCAGTTCCTACCCAAGCAGTTTCGCTGGCATGTATCTTTCGCATTTTCAATTCATTGATAGCTATGTTGCTGCCGTTGTTTGCATCAACTGCAACGTCATACCAATCAGGAAGGACACCTCTCTGCACCCAAATAATTTTGCCTCCGGCATTTCGTATGCTGGCGATTTCATTGGGGAAACGACAATCGCTGATCACCACATGATCTTTGGAATTTCGCAGTTTATTTTCTAGGCTAGCTATCCAGATATCATCATGGAATGATTTTCGACAAACTTCGGTGCCCCAATATTGCAGCACCCATCGAGGAGTCAGTGTGGGCATTCCCAAGCGTTCTGCCCACCATGGGTCTACCTGTTCTCGCCATTCACGAGCTTCTTTGGTTCGTCCTTCTAGCAGAGTCCGATCCCATCCAAACACTGCGCCCACAGCATCTTTGAGCGTAGACGCAAAACTTTCACGCCTAAATTCGTGAAAGTTCACCAAATAGTCCGCGATAGTGTCTTTACCCGAACCAATAAAACCACAAATACCTATAATCATTTTATTCTCCGATTAATTTATAATACTATCATAAACCTATTAGGTCAACCTATATCGGCATCTATAGCTATTGATATTCGGTCTGAATTTGTCAATTTATTATCCGAAACACTATGTGTGATCCAAGATGGAAAAATTATCAATTTTCCAGTTTCTGGAGGCAATGTGCAATTCCAAGAATTAAAACTGTTATTAGCATCTTTGTATTTTTCTGGTATTGCGTATTGTATTAATGAATTTAAGGGTGACAACAACACAAGATTTCCATTTTCTGGTGCTCCTGCACCTTTTACATAATATACAGCACTAAAAACACTAGTAGGGTGACAATGAGGAAGATTAATTGGAGCAGAATTATTAATATTTGCCCAAGCTGTTTTAATCCTAAACTTAGTATTTTTACTAAAATTTAATTGTTTATGCAATAATTGAAGTCTTTGGTTTATTTCAACTATTAATGGTTGTAATTCGGGGGATGAAAGATCTAATGACCCGGTTTGATTATGATGACCTACTGCAGAATCAACGGCATTTCTACAGAACTTTTCTAACCTAAAATTATCAATTGTTAGATAATCAATAACTACAGGTGTAGAAAAAAGATATTCTATGTTCATCATCTTTTATATACCACTTAGATTAAATGGATAACAATGATGTGACTAATTTTTCAACTTTATTTTTCTATAGAGTGGCTCAATTTATGATCGAACGGAGGATCGTTCTCAGGATCCATGTCTTTAAGATTTTTATACAGCACACGGTTGCTTAATATCTCTACCCATAGCTGTTGTTTGGGATCGTTGAGTTCCCAGAAATTAAATTTCATATTGCTCTGCACTGGTCTCACATACATGGTTCGTTCTTTAGGCACGATTAGGATCTGGCTGGTAGTCCTCATCTTTTTACGCTCTGTGGTAGTCCTCAAAGCATTCATCTGACCGTTGCGAGTAAAATCTAGGGTGAGTCCATCTAATATATCTTCCGGATTCTCAGCCTTGGCTGTGACGATTTCCGCTATCAGCCTACGGCTTTCGCTGCTGTATCGGCTCTGTGTCTGGGAATCATCTACACCATGCTGATAGCCAGCCCACGACAACCACACACCATGATTGGTTCTGACCACGGTCTGATCCTTGCTGATCTCGCGAACCTTGTAGGCATATTCTTCTTTGGCATATCCTCCTTTTTCCCATGCGCCTTCTATGAGATACATGTTGTTTTCATCAAACACCAAGGTATTGCCTGTGAGTTTCTGTTCAATGAGACTCATGGTTACTGCTTTGACATTGGGATACTGTAAGGCTTTTTTTATTTTTTTACCGTCTTTGCTGGGATTCTTGCTGCGATCTTCGATTTCCTTTTCGTCATCCAATACCATCAAACTGGCACTGAGAACTCCCACACCTGCAGAATTCATGCCTTCACAGTATTGCGTGACATCGTCCCAGAAATAGAGTATTTCTACTCCTTGACTGAGTTTTTTCTTGAATGAAATATCTGGGATATAATTGCGATCTCGGTTCTTGATACCGATCCAACCCTGCCCTTCAAAGTATTTGCCGATTACTATACACATCAACCAATGATCCAGGTATAACCAGAACCACCTGGCACTAGTTTTATTAAGTCGTCTATGAGTTTTTCCATCTCTGCTTGTGCTTCGGTTTTCATAGCTGCTCCGTTTAGCTGTGTGCCGCCACTGGGTCCTGCTATCTGGCCGAATTTTTCACGAGCCTGTCCTAGCATCATCTTGCAGTTGGCCAGTGAGTAATCTTTGATCCACTGTCCTGCATAGACATCATCTAGTATGGCAAAATCTGGTTTTGAGTTATAGACTTCTAGCATCACAGATTCTTCACCTCTAGGACGTTGATGTATAATCAGCTTGCGACTCTGTGGATGCCAGGTAAAGTTGATAAACGATCCAAACATTTTTCCCACTAGTTCTTGATACTGAGCAAATAATTCATAGGTTAAAAGTCCACCCATGTTTGTTGAGCTCAACAAATATGTGTTGGTGTAGGCTAGGTTAAAAGGTTCAAACACTGTGCCGCCTGTGCCGTTGCCTGTGCGTGATCCCACTGATCTACGGAAAATCTGGCGAACCTGCTGGATTTCTTTGGGCAGTATATATTCGTTTTGATCCTGTATGAGATTGAGAAAAACATAGCTTTCTTCCACAGCATTGTCGCTGCGTTGGCGGAAAACTGCTAGGCTTCGATCTAGGGCTGTTTGGTAGTGCTGTGGATCTAGTTCTACATCGATCATACCGTCACCTAGCATAGTGCGGCAATAGTCGTAGACAGACTGGCGGGCTTGGTCGTTTGTGCTCATACTAGTATTTATTGCTGCGGTAAATATATGACTATGCCAAGACTTTCGCTTTATCGTGCCGAAAAGGGCAACGATTACAAATTCATCGATAAAACCGTTTGGGAAATGTTCCAGGTTGGGGGTATTGATGTCCTAGTCCACAGATATCTAGGACCCGACACCGCTATACAGGGTGCTAGCCCCAGCACTCCAGAATACACAGGTGGGGATAATCCTTTCCATATCCAAGATCTATTGTTCTTAGAAAATAGAGATAGGAAATACGATCCAGATGTGTATGTGCTCAGGGGCGTGTATAGCCTCCAGGATATTGATTTTAATCTCAGCCAATTTGGATTATTCCTGCAGAATGATACAATTTTTATAACTTTCCATATCAATGACACAGTGGAAAAACTGGGTCGAAAGATCATATCCGGTGATGTCATAGAACTTCCCCACCTCAAAGACGAATATGCCTTGAATGATTTCAAATATGCATTGAAAAGATTTTATGTGGTAGAAGAAGTGAGCCGTGCAGCAGAAGGTTTTTCAGCCACATGGTACCCACATCTATATCGTGCTAAGTGTAAACCTCTGGTAGACAGCCAAGAATACAAACAGATACTGGATGGCATAGCAGATTCAGCTTCTGACAAAGGACAATACAATGCCAGCATTACCTATTATCCTGGTGACATCGTCACAGGTCCGGACAACAAGAAATATGAAGTCACACAGGAAGTCACAGGACTAGCACCTCCTAATTCTAGCTACTATCAGTTGGCGGATAGCCTGAGAGATCTCATGTCCACCTACAACAAAGAGATGGAGATCACCAAAGCTGTACTGGATCAAGCAGAATCAGATGCTCCCAAGAGTGGTTATGATACTTCTAAGTTCTGGACTCTGCAGAGATTAGACGATGGCACAGCTGAACTAGCCACGGTTGACGCCAGTCAGGTAACCGCAGATGCAGCCACTCAGGCCACTGACGTCAACGGCAATCCATTAGTCGATGCCAACGGTGATCCAATATATGTTGGACAAACCGCCAGTTCAGTGATCATGCCTGCAGAAGGAGATGGTTATAATGGTTATCTCACTTCCGACGGACTTCCTCCTAACGGAGCTCCGTTCACAGCGGGTCTGGCTTTTCCAGTTAACGCCAGCACAGGCCAATTCTGTCTGCGCACAGACTATCTGCCTAACAGACTGTTTAGATACAATGGCAGCCGTTGGGTCAAGTTCGAAGATAATGTGCGTATGACCATGAGCAATCTAGGAGCCACCGATGTTGGCCTAGGAGATGAATTTACTGGTAAGAATGTTCGCAGAACACAGAAAACCACATTTATCAACAACACAGTGATCAATGAAATTGACGGTCACAATACCAAAGAAAAACAGAGTCTTTCTAGGGCTCTTAAACCACAGGCAGACTAATAATGGATCATTTCTACGACGGGCAAATAAGACGTTATGTAACACAATTCATGCGTGTGTTCATCGGTTTTAAATGGAAAACTGGTAATGGAGATGAATCCACAGTGCCTGTGATGTATGGCGACATGACTAGGCAGGTAGCGGCTCTCATCAAAGAAAACAGCGAAAACAAGATGCCTAATGTGCCTCGTATAGCCTGTTATATCACTGGGTTAGAAATGAGCACTGATCGATTATCTGACCCCACTTTTATCAGCAAGGTTCATGTGCGCGAGCGCAGGTATACAGATGCCAGCGGCACCAGAGAATATCAAAATGTGCAGGGCGGCAACTACACTGTCGAACGTCTAATGCCAACACCATTTAAATTGACCATGAAGGCAGACATATGGACCAGTAATACCGATCAAAAATTACAGTTACTGGAACAGATACTGGTATTGTTTAACCCCAGCCTAGAACTGCAGACCACTGACAACTACATTGATTGGACCAGCCTCAGTGTTTTATACCTCACTACAACTAATTTCAGTAGCAGAACCATACCGGCAGGTGCTGATTCAGAGATAGATATCTGTTCTCTAGAGTTTGAAATACCAATATGGATAACACCGCCAGCCAAGGTCAAGAAACTTGGCATAGTGCAGAGCGTGATATCTAATGTTTTTACAGAAGCTGGCGAAATCGTAAACCTAGAAGATCTTGTTTATAACAAACGCACAGGTGCATTCAGCATCACAACCAACAGATATCGTGTGCTGTTGTTCAAATCTAACACAGGTAATCTCACTGATAATCTATATGACCTCACTCTGGTAAATCCTGATGCTGCTGTGTTGGCTCTGGGACTAGACCAGAAATCTATCAAGAATGGAGATCCAGTCGCTTGGGAAACCATTCTCGAAGTGCAGGGAGGATATCAACCAGGCAGTGAAGTTTGGTTCAAGAAAGAAGATGGTTCAGAGATTGTTGGAACTTTTGTGATAAATCCCCTAGACAGCAGTGTGTTGACAGTGACCCTAGATCTCGACACCTATCCTGGCAACACAGACATAGAAGGTTCTACAGAAACCAGAGGCACCGTAGACGCTATCATAGATCCCTACAAATACAATCCTTTGGAAGTCTACGGCAGTCATGCAGCCATACCTGTCGGTTTGAGATTCTTGATGCTGGATGATGTCAACAACAGTGCAAACAGAGACGGATATATAGAATATCCTAGTAATCCAGCAGACAGCAGCAGTGTGCCATATAGAGGACCACAGGCATGGAGAGAACCCAGCAACAATGACAGCTCATGGGAAAACCAAGACGGAACAGATCCTATTATTGTAGCCAATTCTATCATTGAATGGAGTGGACACAGCTGGGATACAATTTGGAATCCTGCAGACAGCACAGAAACCATCTACATCCAAAACATACGCACAGGTATCAAATACAAGTGGGATGGAGAACAATGGCTCAAAGCCTTCGAAGGCGAATACGCTCCAGGATATTGGAACTTCAAACTTATCTAAGCTAAGTAACAGCATGCAACAGCGTGCCGGCCTATTATTTCTAGCAAAAACCACAGGCAGAGTCCTTCTAATTCTAGAGGATTCTCGATGGACTGTGCCTACCTTTCCAAGGACAGCAGCACTCATAGATGATGCCAAAGATTTATTAAGGGCTTATTCGCAGGGAAGGATCCTGCCCATAGAACTTTACCTCAGCGAAGATAGAGGGTTCGAGTATGGAACATATGTATGTGTGGTAGAGGAGGAGTTTCTCACCACGGCAGCAGATACTATCTGTTGGTCACAGCTTGATCATTTACCCAAACAACTGCATACTGGCCTTAAAACCACGCTAAATAACCAAATCATCAAAACCAAGATTGAAACTATCATGGAGTTAGAAAAAGATGCTTCAAAATAATCAAAGATTCCAAGACGATGTCAAAAGATACACCGAAGCCATTACTAAAATGGAGGAAGGACAGATCAAGATTGAATCTACTAGATTGTTAAATGATCTTATAAATGAAGTTAAAAACCTGGACGGCATGTTCATGGATATGGTATATGCCAAACAGCTGCCGACACTGGGAGCAGAAATGCGTGATAAAATAATTTCTATACGGAAAAAACTTAATCAAAATATGAAAATTACCAACAACGGTAATTAAATTTAATATATCAATTTAAGGAGAACTTAATGACTAATTTTATACCTATTCGAGATCGAGTATTGGTCAAAAAAATCGAAGATGAATTAAAGACTAAATCTGGATTAAAACTGTCAGATGATACCAAAGAACGTCCTACCAAAGGCGAAGTTCTTGCTGTTGGTGCGGGAAAGTCTAATGACGAAGGTAAAATTTTACCTATGATCGTTAAAGTAGGTGATATTATCTTATATCCAAAATATGCAGGTCATCCTGTAAAATTAAATTTCGACGAGTATTTGATATTAGAAGAAAGTGAAGTTCTAGGTATTGTAGCGGAGGAAAAAAATAATGGCTAAAATCAGTAATAGGGTAGTAGTATTCGGAGACGAGGCTAGAGAAAAACTTATCAAAGGTGTCAATATATTAGGTGACGCAGTAAAAGTAACATTAGGACCTAAAGGAAGAAATGTAGTTATTCAAAGACAGTTTGGGCCTCCACATGTTACCAAGGATGGTGTTACAGTAGCCAAGGAAATTTTCCTAGCAGATAAACTAGCAGATACCGGAGTAAGAATGATTAAACAAGCTGCTAGCCACACATCAAATGAAATAGGAGATGGAACCACCACTGCTACATTACTAGCTCAGGCTATGATTCGCGAAGGTAATAAATTTGTCAAAGCGGGTATCAGTCCAATCAATCTCAAAAGAGGTATCGACAAGGCCGTAACAGAAGCTCTAATAGAACTAGACAATGTCAGCAAACAATGTTCGGATGAAAAAACAATTACTCAGGTGGCCACAATCTCAGCCAATAATGACGAACAGATGGGAGACCTGATAGCAAAAGCTCTAATTGCTGTTGGAAAAAATGGTGTTGTAAGCGTTGAAAACAGCACATCTTTGAAAGATGATTTCATTCAGGTCAACGGATTGACCTACGAACAAGGTTATCTGAGTCCTCATTTTGTGAATTCTGATAGGCAACGTTGTATTTTAGAAAATCCATATATTTTAATCTGTGACCGCCCCATCTTAAATATGAACGATTGCATGGAAATTTTAGAAAAACTAGTTCATACTAAACGTCCTTTTTTAATCATGGCAGAGAGTGTAGAAACTGATGTTTTGGCCACACTTGTGATTAATAATCTCAACGGTGCTATATCTACCTGTGCAGTAAGAGGACCAGATTGGAAAGGTCCAAAACGCAGTCATTTGATAGAAGATATTGCTATACTAACTGGCGGAAAGGTGATCTCAGATGCAACTGGTAAACGTGTAGAGACTGCCGAGTTAGAAGATTGTGGACAATGTAACAGAGTAGAAATAACCAAAGACACAACCACTATTATAGGGGGTCACGGTGATAAGGAAAAAATCCAGGCTCGTATTAAAGAAATTCGAGATCAATTAGAAGGTGATGAAATAATACGAGGTACATTTGGCACCTTGGATCTAGAAGAAAGAATAGCCAACCTTATGGGTGGAGTTGGTATCATCAGAGTTGGTGCAGCCACTAAGATGGAATTAGGTGAAAAGAAAGACAGGATAGATGATTCATTGCATGCAACTAAGGCAGCTATAAAGGATGGTGTAGTTCCGGGGGGCGGAGTCGCATATATCAGAGTAAGGGAAAAACTAAAAAATCTCAAGGTGTCTAATGACGAACAGAATGCAGGTATTCAAATAGTTTTAAAAGCCATGGAAGAGCCTCTGCGACAGATAGCACTAAATGCCGGAGACAGCCCAGATGTCATAGTGAATAAAGTCATCGAAGGCAGTGATGAATTTGGATATGATGCTAGCGACAGTTCTTTTGGAAATATGTTTGATATTGGTATCATAGATCCTACCAATGTAGCTAAAACTGCTCTAATAAATGCTGCCAGCGTTGCGGGACTGTTGCTAATTACAGATTGTGCCATTTATGAAGACGAAATAGAACAAGATTTACGAGTGCTGGGACCCAGTCCACCTGCTGGTCAAGAACTAGGCGAGCATTATCAACAGACTTTCTAATTTAAACATCAAATAAAAAAGGCGCATTTTGCGCCTTTTTTATCACCTCTATAATATTAGGGTTTGGTTGGCCAATGCGGTTCTATAGGCCAACCTGATTGATTCGTAATATCTCTCAATGCTTGTCTATAGTTTGCCCAATCGTTCTTTTGTTGATTGCTTAATCTTGCCTGAGCTGCTGCTGTGTCAGTCCAATCTGATTCAAATAATAGCTGAGCTCTTTGAGCATAATTTGCTGTTTCTATTTCTGTAGGTGTCGGTGGTATTCCGTTGTAATGTGGGTATACACCCTCAATTACTTCTCCAAATTCGGCCTGCATCAAACGATGATATAAATCGGCTGAAAACTCATCACCTTGCGAATATCTGTCAGATGCATAAAATTTTATCGGAGTCGTGCATCCCTTGAAAAGAATGCTGCACCATACAGCTTCAACTGCCTGCATCTTCCTAGGTAGTGTGATTTCTTGTATGTCGTCGACTGTAAATTTTTTCGCCACAAATATCTCCTAATTGTACATCTTACCAATTATTTATCTATTTGATTTAGTTTTTTTTGATCGTTCCTAAACCCTAAATTTGGACGTTTATCGTAAGCCCATTCTGGATAAAAAGGACCGTTTTTGTCTATATAATGGAAAAAAGCCTGCACTTGATAGCTTCCTGGACCGACGTCAAACGGATCTCTCCAGTGTTCTACTTCACACCCGCGATAAATGATACCATCACCGGTGTCTTGTTTAATCAACGAATCCGGTCCTACGTGCATTCCCCAACGATAATCTGATGGTTTTAAGGTATAGTAATAACCGAAGCAGATTGTAGAACTTATTTCGCATGACGGACGATCTACATGTTTTTTTAGCTCGTCCCCAGGGCGATATATCCTGTAGTAACTATAGGTAGGACATAATTTTTTACCTGTGGTTTTTTCTAAATGCGGCTTTAAAAAAAACAACAGAGTTTCCATTAATGTGTCACCGTATACTGAATGAGCATTTACAACCTGTGTTCCTGGTCCTTCCGGAGAAAACTCCATTTCTTCTTTCATCAAGGCATATTTGGTTACTATTCTACAAAGATCTAGAGGAACTATACCAATAGCAG